GAGTATCGACAACTTCCTACTGATGATTTTATCCTCCAAGAAGTAAAGGCGATTAAATCGGGGAGGGAGGATCTTGCCGATTATGTTGACGAGCTTGAGTATGTAAACACTTTAGACACTTCTTGCGTGAGCAATCAAGAGTACTTCATGGATATTGTGGAGGACTTTGCAAAACGCGAGGCTATGAAGAGTGCTATTACCGAAAGTGTACTCCTTCTAAAAGAAGATAAGATTGGTGACATTGAAGGGATCGTGCGGAAGGCACTTACGGTTAGTAGATTTGTTGACAATGGGCAGGACTACTTCTCTAGTGTTTCGGACAGGTGGGACCGCATTATTAATCGGAAGGAAGAGAAAAAGTTCGGAACGGTTCTTCCCGCTTTGGATAGGTCTTTGGAGGGAGGACTAGGTATCAAAGAGTTAGCTATGGTAGTTGCTCCCCCAGGGACTGGTAAATCCCTGTACTTGGTCAATCAGGCTGTTAAGTCTATCATGGAAGGTAATCATGTTCTTTACATTTCGCTGGAAATGGCAGAGGACAAGATTGCTCAAAGGTTCGACTCCATTATGAGTCTAATTCCTCAGAGGAAGCTAAAGGAGCCAACAGGTCAGTTAGATCTTAAGGAGCGTCTAGACATTTTCCAAAAGGAATTTGATGGTAGGCTTGTTATTAAAGAGTTTCCTACAAGTACAGCAACGGTTAACACGGTAAGGGCTCTCCTGACTCAACTTGCTAACTACGAGGAGTTTCAGCCTGATGTAATCATTATTGATTACTTAGAACTTCTTCGTCCTAGTCGGGAGATCCAGCATGAGTACTTAGCTCAACAGAGAATCGCAGAGGAGCTACGGGGACTGGCTATGGAGAACGCTAACCTTGTTTGGACTGCAACACAAACTAATAGGATGGGACGCATGGTAAAGGTTATCACAGACGCAGAGCTTGGTGATTCCTATGGAAAGATTCGTACTTGCGACTTCGCTATCTCCCTCAATCAGAAGGAGGAGGAATTCGATGAGGGGCTCATGAGAGCTTATGTAATGAAGTCTAGAAACGGCAGACCTAGATTTGTGGTCCCTATGACCGTAGATTATTCTACCTTGAGAATGTCGGAGGATGTGTTGGATGACTGAGAGTGTTTACGATACTATAAAAAAGAGCAATATAACCTTTAATGCAGGGTGGAGAGTATACAAATTTAAGTTTGTGAAAGGTTTAAAGTCTAGTGGAGTTCCCTGTTTCGGAGAAGCAGACTTTGATAAGTGTATTATCTCGTTGGACCCAGGGGTTGATAATGATACAGGTAGACATACTCTGCTTCATGAAATTTCCCATGTTCTTCTGGAAACTATGGGCCTAGGGGGGCACCATGAAACGAAGGAGGATTGGGTGGAAAATACTAATGAATATCTTGCCGAGAGCATGGCAAGAGGAATGCTAATGCTTAAGAACTTAAACCCCGAATTATGGAGAATTATTTGGAATGAACAAAGCTGATAAACTAATGCTGGCGTATGAAGATATGACCTGGGAAAACTATGTCTTGATTTGTGATGCGATTGTTACAATCGACCAGTCTAGGCTGGAAGACGAACTAACGGAGCAACCCGTAAATTACTCTCATTGGGCTGGGCTTTTGGCCCGAGCTAAGACAGAGTTAGATGGGGCTAACCTTAGCCTGACACAATATATCGCTAGGACTACTAGAGATATTCAGGAAGAGGCATTTAGCTCAGGGAAGAAGAAAACCGCTAAAGACCTTGATTCTATGGTAGAATCATCTCCTGACTATGCTACATACTCTACAAGAGTTTCCTTGAGTAATCAGAAGTATTTGATGATTAAGGGCTTAGTCTCTGCCCTGGACCAGCGTATGAGTTCCCTCGTACAACTGTGCAGCGCAAAAAAAGCAGAAATGAAATTATATAACTGAAAAACAAGCGGCACCGTCTATAATAGACCTCACGAAGCTGACTAACTAACCAAAAACAACGGAGAAAAACTATGGCTATCGACCTTGATGCTCTTAGAGCAAAACACGAAGAACTTACTAAACCCGCAGGAGGAGGAAGCAACTCTGATTTCCTCTCTAACTTCCTTCAACTGAATGAGGGGACCAACCTTGTGCGAATTCTGCCTGGAAAAGATGATGACACTCTCTTCTACGCAGAGACGAAAATTCACCGCATTCCTAACGGTGAGGGACAGATTAAAAATGTCCATTGTAGAAAAATGCAGGGGGAAAAATGTCCTCTCTGCGATGCGTACTACGCTCTCTGGAAGCGTGTAAACGAGGGGCATAAAGAAAACGAGACTATGGCTCGACAAATTAAGCCCCGAGCTAGGTACTATATGAATGTGGTTGATCGTGAGAGTGGGGGTGTTAAAATCCTTTCTGTCGGGGTCATTCTCTTTAAGAAGGTGGTAGCTGCTATGCTGGATGAGGACTTTGGGGATATTACGGATCTTACCGAGGGTCATGATTTCAAGATCGTTAAGATCATGGAAGGACAATGGCCGAAGTACGACCAATCGCAACCCCGTCCGAAGTCGGAAAAAACAGGTACGCCGAAAGAAGTGGCTACATACATGGAACAACTTCATGACATTCATGATCTTGTTAAGATCGAGGATTACGAAGAGGTTAAGCAGTACGCTGACAACATTCTGAACACTCGTCAAGGTAGCAGTCCCCAAAAGGAAGAAGAAGGGGAAGGCGATTACCTTACTAAATTGCAAAGTTAATTACATATGAGAAATATTATTCTAACCCTATTGTTTACTGGTGTTCTGGGTGTTGGGCTTATGTCTTGCACCGCTTTGGAGGGCTTCTTCGGAGAAGACACAGTATTTACTACGGCAGACCAACTTGTAGAAGGCGAGGAGGGTGCAATTATCCCCTTCGACCAACTTCCTGATTCTGTTAAAGCAAAGATCCCAGAGGGAACTTCACTTGTAATGGCATCCAAAGATCAGTTAGTCGCTGATGCTGCTTATGTCCCTGCGGGTGGTGAACTCGATGGTGACGCAATTGGTGGTATGATCGACGCTGGGTTTGGTATTGCCTCTACCTTCCTCCCTGGCCTAGCTGCCTGGGAAGCGGAAGCATTATGTGAAAGCTGCTAAGTCTCTCCTTCCTATGGACAAGAATGTTGACATTGGTGGAATGGTTGCCAGCCTTGGCGCAGCGATTGGGGCTTCCCACTCGTCTGCAAACTCTGCTGTAGCCTTTGAAGAAGATGAAGAAGATGAATTAGTGTAAAAAGCTGACACTATAGGACTATAATAAGGCGAGGGAAACCTCGTCTTATTTTTTTTATGGAGCAACTAACCCCCGAAATACTACAGACTTGGAATGGCTTTTACCCAGACGGCAGGAAACTAAACATACTGGTAGTTCCTGCTAATGATGGAGGATGTGCTTATTACAGAGCATGGTCCCCCTACCAAAAGCTTCAAGAGCTATACCCCAACATTGTAGACATTAGATTCGATAAAAACCCTCTGGGTTTAGATGAAGAGAAGAGGATATTGGACCCAGACTTTGATCACGCTAACATAAAGTGGGCCGATGTGGTTGTGGGTAACAACATCTCTAACTTCGGTGGACCATATACTACTCGTATCTGTGGAATGACCAAGGAGCTTGGAAAGTTCTTTCATATGGATACCGACGATCTCCTTACAGAGCTATACGAGGGACACAGGCTCTCGGAGGTTTATAAAGAGAAGGGGCTGAGTGAAATGACGAAGTTTATCTACTCCCACTCAGACCTAGTGAGCGTTACTCAGGAGAAGTTTGCTGAGAGAGTAGCTCCTTTCTGCACAAAGAAACTAGCTGTAGTAAAGAACGCAGTTGATTATAGATTGCCTGGGTGGAATTCTCCTCTCATACCTGCTCCTAAAAAGAGATTGGTGAGAGTAGCATGGGCAGGGGGTATTCACCATGAAGAGGATGTTAAAGAGTTTGCGGGGGTTCCCCATTTTGTAAACGGGAGAGTGGGCAGAGAGAACATTCAATGGAATTTTTATGGGGCTCCTCCTCCCCAGGCTGAAAAAGATTGGCAGACAGATGTGTGGGCTAATTACAGAGCTATCCTTATGAGAGGCTTTAAGGGAGGAAAGAACTGGAACATATTCCCAGCCATGCCAGCACACGAATATGGTAAACTATACTCTGCCAACGATGTAGCTATAGCCCCTCTACAAATGAATGCTTTCAACGATAGTAAGTCCGACATTAAAGTGGCAGAGTGTGGACGCTACGGGTTGCCTTTAATAGCTTCCGATGTGGGGTGTTATAATGAGACGATTAAGAATGGAGAGACGGGATACCTGCTGCCTCCAGGGGCACCCCAAAAGGATTGGGTCACTCTGCTAACAAAAGTGTTCAAAGATAAGAAGCACATAAAAGAAATGGGACAAAATTTGAAGAATGTTGTAGATGAGTACTATGATTTAAATAAGGTAGTACATTTTCGATTACTGATGTATAAGGAGTGCATGAATGTCTAAAAAGAAAAACAAGAAACAGGAACTGAAAACTTTCAAGCATAGCGGAGATTTGGGAGATATTATCTTCTCGCTCCCTACTGTTAAAGCTCTGGGTGGTGGTATTCTCTACCTAGACCCGAAGGGAGGAGAAGAGGAGCCTTTGGTTTCTTGGGCTAATGGGCTGTATAACTCTACTAAGCTTACAGAGAAGGGTATTGAGACTATCAGAGAACTTCTTGAATATCAAGACTACATCGAAGAGGTTCGGTTGTGGGCTGGAGAGGATGTGGACTTTAATCTGGATATGTTTAGAATGCATATTCGTTACAATAATCTATCGGATTCGCATCTGGCTGCGTTCGGAGTTTCCTTTGAAGAAAGAGATGAACCTTGGTTGAAGGTTCCTTCTGCTATTATTGATGATGCAGACAGAGATGTGATCTTTGCTAGAAGCTGTAGATATCATGGTAACTACTCGTTTTGGGAAACGATTGATAGAGCTTTAGTAGATAAAGCTTTTTTCCTTGGGTTCAAGGAGGAGCATGACCAGTTCCTGTATACTTATCCCCACATGGCAGAGGTTCCCCGCAGAGAGGTCCAGAGCCTCCTAGAGATGGCTCAAGTGATTGAAGGGGCAGATCTGTTCGTAGGGAACCAAGGGCTCCCACACGCGATTGCAGAGGCTCTCAAGAAGCCTATGCTTAATGAGGTTTTCCGTCCTTACCCTGCTGCTGTATTCCACCGAGAAGACGCGAAGTATGTGTGACCTATGGCTATTTTTGTTTTATTATACATCTTAATCTGTTACAAAATTGATCTACCTGTATACTGGTATGATTGGACTCTCTTCGCTCTCCTAGAGATTTATGCTGTTTGTAGAGTATTGTTTTCCTCGCAAGTAAAGGAAGCATATGATAAGGGTGTAAGAGAAGGAGCTAGAGATAATTTAGATTCTACAGATAATATCTTTACGGATGTCTAAATATGAATTACAATATTAT